AGATACTTACGTAGTTAAGGCTGCTGGTAACTTTGCGGGCGAAGGCTGTGAAGCAGGTGATATGATTATCTGTGTTAAATCTGGAACTACTGCTGCAAATGGTGACTGGTCAGTTATTCAGAGAAACTTAGACGGTGCTGTTACTGGTAAGTCTCTAACTGCTAACGCAGTAATTTTAGGTAACGGTGGGTCTACTGTTAAAGCTCTAGCTAATGGTACTGCTGGATACGTACTGAAAGCCACTGCTAGTGGTCCTGCATGGCAAGCAGAGAAGGACACAGTTTATACTCACCCTGCTGGAGGTGCTCCTAGTAAAACTTCTGGATTCTATAAATTCAGCACAGATTCTACTAGCCACGTTGCTTCAGTAACCGCTGTTACTAAGGCTGATATTACAGCTTTGGGTATTCCAGGAGCTGATACTAATACTACTTATACGTTCGTTGGAGGAAACGGCTCATTCAACGTAACTCCTTCTGGAGGTTCTAAACAAACAGTTAGTATTGGTAAACCTGCTACTGCTGGTGCGGCTGATACTGCTGCTAAGTGGGCTACTGCTCGTACTATCACAGTTAGTGGTGGTGTAACTGGAAGTGTTTCTTTAGATGGTTCTGCTAACGTTACACTAGCTACTACTCTAGCCAATCTGGCTTCTAATAAGGTAACTGCAATGACTGGTTATACCAAACCGTCAGATACAGGTGCAATTGCTGCTGGTGATTCACTTAATGCCGCTATTGGTAAACTAGAAGCTGCATGGGATTGGGTTGAACTATAATATATGTACAAGAAGGAGGGAGTAGCATCCCTCCTTTATTTTATAATGATTAAAATTTAAGTGATATGGCAATTAATAAGAAATTAATTCACTTTAATAAGAAAACTACTTTTAACTCACAGAAGTTATCAGCCAATGCTTCTAATACTCAATATCAGGTAGGAGGTACTGGAACTGTTCAGACTGGAGCTCCTGACATTAACTATCAATCTATAGTTTATATTAAAGATTCTAAAGAAATTTGGACACACGGACAGTTCTATGCTACTGCTGTAACATGGAGTACTATTACAGGCAAGCCCAGTTTTGCTACTGTAGCTACTTCTGGTAGTTATACTGACTTAACTAATAAACCTACAATTCCTACTAGTCTTCCCACTCCTAACTCTTTGACATTTACTGGAGCTACAACTGGTACTTGGAATGGTAGTTCTGCTAAAACTGTTAATATTCCAACTTATAGTAATGCATCTACATCCACAGCAGGTCTAATGAGCGCTGCTGATAAGTCTAAATTAAATGGCATTGCTAGTGGCGCAGAAGTTAATCAAAACGCATTCACTAACGTAGTTGTGGGAAGCACAACCATTTCAGCTGATAGTAAGACAGACACTCTGACTCTTACAGCTGGGTCAAACATAACTCTCACTCCAAATGCCACAAATGGCAGCATTACTGTTGCAGCTAGCGGTAGTTCATATTCTTTACCATTAGCATCAAATAATACACGTGGAGGTATCAAGTTATCAAGCAGCACGCAAGGAGGAACTCCTAATGGAATTACTACAACTTCAGGTAGAACTTATGCAGTCCAAGTTAACAGTAGTGAACAAGCTGTAGTTAACGTTCCTTGGACTAATACTACTTATAGTGAGGCAACTACTTCAGCTTCTGGACTGATGTCATCTTCAGACAAAACAAAGTTAAACAGTCTCTCCTCTAATATAATTAAGTCTAGAGACTCCTATGTTGAGTGCAACACGTCAACCGACAAAATATCTATATATGCACCTTCCGCTACCGTAGAAGCGCAAGGCACAAGTATAGACATTCATGATAACGATAAAACAACATCGTTTGGAATGAATGATATGGGAGAGATAGTAATGAATGCTAACGGTACAATAACATTAACAGCTAACAACGACATCTTTCTTACTAGTGGAGAATGCACGATACAAGTTGGACCAGCTGGTACACAAATCACTGGTGGGCAAGATTTATACATTGATATGAACCCTAGGTTCTTAGGAGGTACTGTACAAATTGGAGAATCTGGAACATCAGTTGAACTTAGGGTATACGGAGATGTTAATATAGAAGGCCAAGTTCAAGCGTCTGGAGGATTCTTCGATACATCTGACGCAAGAGTTAAAACTAACGTTAAAGAACTTGATGCAAGTAAAGCTGATGCTGTTAGACTAGTAGAGTTTGATAGAACAGACAAAAAACATCATGGCTATGGAGTAATTGCTCAAGAACTTGAGAAAGTGTATCCAGAAATGGTGAACACTGATAGTGAAGGGTTCAAATCAGTTAACTATAACGAACTTGCTATGGTTAAAATTAAATATCTAGAGGACAAAGTTGCAAGACTTGAAGCTCTAGTTGGAAGATTACTTGCAGAGTAATTATTATAATCTCATAACGTTTACATTAAAAAGGTCGCCACTAGGCGGCCTTTCTTTGTTTGTACCTGATTACTAAAACCACCTATGCAATAAATTAATTGTTAACGAGTGTTAAATAATTTGGTAATGTCCAGAATTTAACGTAACTTTGCAACATCGAATTTGGAAGTATAGTATATTTATATATTATGCCCTCAACAGATATTGTATTATTTATCGTAAATTTACGTAGATTTATTAACATTTTAACTAATTAATTGTATTTAATTATGGCTGAAACTATAAAGATAACTATTATAATTAACTAAATGTGTATTATATGACTGGCTTGATTTACACTTTTACTAATAAGGAAAACGGCAAAGAATATGTTGGGCAGACAATACAGCCCATAGAGGTCAGAGACTATGCACACTACTATGAAGCCTTTAATCAGAATAAAGGAGGTAAGTTTAATAATGCTCTAAGGAAATATGGTAAAGGCGGATTTATTAGGAGTATTGTTCACGAAATTACAGCTGACACTGCTGAAGAGTTAATAGACAAATTGAACGAACTAGAAGATATGGAAATATTGTCAAGGAATACTATAACGAATGGCTATAATACCTTACGTGGAGGCAGAAACACAGTTAAGACTTGTGGTAACTCTATTTCAAAATCCAAGTTCAATTCAACTTATAAAAACTCTAATACTATAGAACAATATGATAAGAGCGGCAATCTAATAGCAACTTATGCTAGTGCAATGCAAGCTGAACGCGCTATAGGAGGTGATAATGGGCACATATTGGCAGTGTGTAGAGGTAAACGTAAAACACATAAAGGGTTTATATGGAAATTTGGCCATGTAAAATCGGATGAATTGCTGGAACGTCTAGAAGTAGATAATCAGCAGCCAAACTCTTGAACTGGCAGTGTGTAGAGAGAAGGTTCAACGACTAACGATTGAGAAGCCTAATCAATAAAATCGACAAGAGCGTCCGACGCTGAGAAGCGATGATATAGTCTGAACTGTAGCTATAACTTTACTATGAAACTACAGAATTATGGTTTAAAACACCATAAGGTAACAAATGGAATTTCTAACAATGGACGAAGCTAAGTCAAAGTTCGGTACTAAAGGAAGAACAAACGCTGGACTTACACTTGGTATTATCGGTACTGCATTAGCAGCTTTCGCTGGAAACAACGGAGGATGTGGTTGTGGTAACGGTGGCGGAATCCTTGGAAACCTCTTTGGAGGTAACAACAACTGTTGCGCTATGCAGGCAGCTGAAAATGCTAAAACCTTAGCTATGGCTCAAGGACAGCAAGCTGATAACCTATCATGGGCGAACAGAGTACAATCAATGCAAGACGACATTGACCTGTACACTTACGTTAACAGCCGTGCTTTGGCTACTAACGAGAGAATCGGTAACGAGTCTCAAGTTTTAACTAACCAAATCTGGAAAGGTAGAGTAGAAGACCTTCAAGAGAAGAGTGCAATGTACGTAGATATCGTATCTCGTGATAATGCACAGAATTTAAGATTATGTGATGAGCTTTATAAGAGGAGAGAACAAGATGTTCAGGAGAAAGCTGATTTGTTCGCTAGACTAAGTACTAGAATCTCTGATTTAGAGAAGAAAGAAGCTGCTACAGCTGCTGCTCTACCTCTAATGTTCGAGCTTAACAAAGTTAATGCTGAAAGATACACTGATGCTTGCTGCTGCAAGTCTGAAACTAATCTGTTAATGACTGCTAATGGATTACAGCGTCAACTTGACCACAAGATTGATGGACAGTTGAAATATGCTTACAGTGACCTGTGTGCACCTGTTCCAAGTATAG